TAGGCCGTTGATGTTCCCCCAGTTGCAAGCGCTCCGCTAATGTCGTCGCGATATTTCGCCATTGCGGCCATCATCGCTCGGGCAGAGTCGTTGATGCTGGAGGGTGCCTGGCCTTCCTGCCAGTTGATCGAGGCGTCCGCAGTCGCATCCGCTGCGGCGATCTGGGACCATTTGTAGAACGTCATCTGCGAAATTTCCTGAATGAAAGGGAGCGGCTCGCGTTCGCCGCCGTTCGTGTTCGCTGCTTCATGAAGTCTTCTGCGCTTCCTCAAACAGCTCGAGGTACTGTGCGCAGGGGCAAGCCGGCGCGCGTGCCGTAAGCATGTTGCGAATCACGCCGATCGGCACGCCCGGACTTTCCTCGGCGACCGCTTGGGCGCGTGCATCTATCAATGCGTTGATGTCGGCACGAACCTGTTTGATCCTTTGTTCAAGCGTCGGAGCGCTGGCTGGCTTCATCCGAATGGTTCTCCTGGACGGTTGGTTCCGCTTGACGGCTCGCCGCGAGCTTCTGCCTCGCCGCAGCCGCCTCGTTTTGTGCACGCCGCAGCGCTTTCTCGCGCTGCGCTTCATGGGAAGCGAGCAACACCTGTACGTCATAGGGCAACGACTTGAAGCGCCGCTTGAGCTCGTTGGCCCATGATCGGGGCGCGTCAATGCCTGCGACATCACTGACGGCTGCGGCGACCGGCGTGCCGAGTGTCGGATCGGCAAGACCGAGCGACTGGTGATACGTCGAGATCTCCTGCAGCGCAGCCCAAAGCCGTTCGATGCCGAGCGGGGCACAATCGGACACGAACCACGCGACATCCGCCGGCCGCGCGGGACAGAACGGCGCGCCATTAAGCTCACACCACCTTGCATACAGCGGCGCGGTGCGTGCCCTCGCCTGCGCGAGCGCCGCCAGCACGGGATTGATCGACCGCATCTGAGGTCTATCGCCTCGCTTTGCGAAGCGCCTCGTGGACGTCACCCATCTTTCTGCGCAGCTCTATCAGCTGTACCCGACGGCGCAGGCTGTGAGGGCTGGCGTCAATCTCGCCGCGCAGCTCGCTGTCGAATTCCTCGAGCGCGGCCGCGCGCTTTTTCAATCCGTAGAGGGCGAAATTGTCTGCGATCTCGTCGATCGATGTTGGCTCGCCATAAAGCTTCTCGTTGGTAGATTCCGCTCGTTCGATCATATCGCGATTGTCGCTGGACATATCCTTACTCCGGCTGCTTAGCGCGGAAAGAATAGAGGCGGCTGGATAGAGCGCATCGGCATCGGCTTTCCACTGACGAGGCCGAGCATCGGTTCAGATTGAGTGTCAAAAGACGCCCTATAGTTCCTGAACTTTCTGCCTTCCCTAACTGGATTTGGGGGTGCAAAGGGGCCTCCCTCCGGATCGACGTAGATAACGTTGTTGTCTCGGGTGGTGGGAGACACATGCGGAGGAAGCTGGATATTGTCGACCGGTTCGCTTTCGTCGATCCGCTCGCCAACTCGTTTCGCGATAGAGCGCAGATCTTCGACGGCCTTGCCAAGAACATTCGAAGGGTCGTCCACGTTCTGTCGAAGGCTGTCGACCGTCAAAACAAAATTCCGGAGTGCAGTTAGACGAGCACGTTGGTCCATTTGGGCGCCGTCCGGGAAGTAGGATTGATTTCCAGTCAGGATATCGGCTAGCTGCCTCCGAAGCAGGGCGTGCACGCGCGACGTATCGGTTTCGTCAATTCTGGCTTGTGGATTTATTGGAGCAATGTTGCGTTTCTCAATTTCTTCCATGGAAATCCTCGCTTATGCTTCTCCGACCAGAGATCGCTGATTGCGAACACATGGGCGTTCGTTGCGTACGCTGATCGCGTCGCGTGTGTTGCGCCTTCGTAGCCTTGGCGCAGGCTACTTCTGTTGGGAAATCTTCAGATAGAGTAGACCAATGGGCGCGTTCTGTAGAAACTCATTGCCTCTTCGGAAGTGACCTACATACACATGCAGCCGGATCAAGGACGATTCGCTGATGTCACGCGATACGGAATTGACGCCGTCAAAGAAGAAACAGCACTCGCCGCGCTTGATGCCACCTACGTTGATGTCGATTCTGGTGTGATTCGCATCGCGGAATCCCAGCATCAGAGAAACAGCGGCTTTCTCGATGTTAATCCAGCAGTAGGATCGGTACTCGCATTCTACGCTGCCGGTTTCGACGTGCTCGCTGCCGTCGAAAGCATACGCGACGGTATAGTCACCCGCGGCCGCAGGCAGGCTGAACAACGATAAGATTGCCAGCAATACGGCACAGCTGACCTGCTTCCTCCAACGTCGATCATCAGATGTTAGCGGCGCCATCGCCTGGACATTATCCCAATTTGCAAAGCTCTTTTAGAATAGAACAAATAGAGAACATTGTCAATGCCTGTCTTCTACCCCTAGTAGTCCTTGATCGTACCGACAACACCATCTTCATGGAATCATGTCAGATTTCACTCAACATCTATTGAGCTGGACAGATCCCCTCGCGACCATTTATTTCCGGCTCGATTCCGCGCATGACACAGCGCGACGGCATCCTTGACGTTACCCGAGTTCGACGGTCGCGCTGAGCATCCGCAGTTCGGTATGCTCCCGTTCGGTGCGGTTCTGGGCCACAACCGCGCCCGGCTGCTGGAGCGGCGGCACTGCCTTGGCGACGGCGGCTTTTCTGGCTCTCATGAGCCGATACTTGCGGCGTCGTCATTCGCTGAAAGATAGCGTTCCGCATCAAGGGCTCGCTATTGAACAATCTGACCAGTTCGCCCCTCTCAGCGCGCCATCAAGCTCGCACCACCTTGCATACAGCGGCGCGGTGCGTGCCCTCGCCTGCGCAAGCGCCGCCAGTGCGGGATTGATCGACCGCATCTGAGGTCTATCGCCTCGCCTTGCGCAGCGCCTCGTGGACGTCACCCATCTTTCTGCGCAGCTCCATCAGTTGCACCCGGCGGCGCAGGCTGTGGGGGCTGGCGTCAATCTCGCCGCGCAGCTCACTGTCGAACTTCTCGAGCGCGGCCGCGCGCTTCTTCAATCCATAAAGAACGAAATTGTCTGCGATCTCGCTGACCGATGTTGGCTCGCCATAAAGCTTCTCATTGGTGGATTCCGCGCGCTCGATGAGATCGCGATTGTCTTCCGCCATCGTATTCATATCCTCTTCTTCAATTGTTGGAACGATCGCTCAATGCGAGACTCATCTCCCGCTGAATCCGGATCTTCTAAGGGGAAGAGAAGAATGATGGTTGGATGCTTCTCGGCTTGGTCGGCTTTCCGCTGAAAATGCCCGTCAAACCTCCAGCACGATGTGGCAATTCCGAACGGGAATAGACGGGATTCGCACCGGGATATCCCTCATCTCCGACCTGATTTGCGCGCCTGATAGAGCGCGACGGCGTCCTTGATGTCACCCGAGTTCGACAGTCGCGTGCTGAGCGTCCGCAGTTCGGCATGCTCGCGTTCAGCGCGGCCCCGGGCAGCGCCCGGCCGCTGGACCGGTGGTACAGCCTTGGCGACGGCGGCATCCCTGGCCTTCATCATGAGCCGATACTTGCCGGCGTCGTACATCATCCGCTGAAACACGGCGTTCCGCATCAAGGGCTCGCTGCTGAACAATCTGACCAGCTCGCCCGCCTCGATGCCGCTGGCCCTGGCAGAGGCGGCAATCTCGGCGGCGACGGCGCGTTGCGTTTCGGGGGATTCCCCTTTAAGCATCGTCTCCAGCCGAGCATCCTCGGAGCGGGCATAATTCTGAAAGTTCCGCTGCGCGATCTCCGCCTGCCGCAAGCCTTCCTGGTGCTGCTGGGCAAGAAGCTGCTGGCCGGTGGCAACCAGCGCCTCGACGCGCGCGAATTGAGCAGGATCCTGCCGCGACATCTGCTCAAGCGCGGCCGGTAACTGATCGGGCGGCGTACTCGCAAGCTCGGGAAACTGGCTGAGAAAGCTCATCTGAGCAATCTGCGTCGCCGCAGAAAGGCCTCCGAGATATTCCTGCCGAGCCTTCTCGACTTCGCCAAGCTGCTCCTCGATCGCCTGGAGAACCTGAGGATGCTTGAGCGCATTCTCCACCTCGGGCGCCAACTCTTCGGCCGAGCGATTGCCATCTGCATCCGAGGCCGCTTGTTTGATTTCGGATCGTTCGGATTCGACCTGCCCGACGTTCGCCTCAGGCAACTCGAAGCCATAGAATTCCGCTGCGCCGGGATCGTGGGCCAGCGCTTCGGCGCGCAGTCCATCGACGCGCGCGGCAAGCCTCCCTGACGTTGCATTTTCCGCAATCAATTTTTCGGCGGCCAAGGCCTCGGAATAGTCGCGGCCCGCGCGTGCCAGCGTAATGGATTCATTTTGCGGCACCCTTTTGCCGTCGCGATCCTGATACTCCCTGACCGTCGGATCAATGGGCGGATCGGATCGTTGTTCCGCGGCCGCGCGCAGCGAGGCACCGTCGCTGCCAATCGGCTCGCTGCGCTCTTTCTCGTCCGCATCCAGGTCCGGCATGGGTACGAAGTCTGCGTCGTCGTGCGCAGTAGCGGCCGACTCTGAATTGGTATCAATCGTCATACGTATCGTTCACCTCAAGCTGAGATTGTTGACCACGCTACTAGCGCCAGCGTGCAGGGCCGCGACGCGCGAGCGTGCGAACAAGCGGCTGCGCCCGAATTGCCGGGCTCACGGCCGGAGCGGTTGTGTCGTCTTCCGGCAACTTGAGCGTCGGCGCAGCGGTAAATTGTCCCGTGGTGAACCCCGTGATCGCATTCGCCAGCGCCGCGAAGGGATTACCAACCGGAGTATACGCCCAGCTTCTAAAGCCGGAGCTCAGGCGATCTCCGAGGTCGGGTTGCGCCTGAGCATACTGTGAGGCCTGCGCGCCCCCGAATTGCGGCATGAAATAATCGCCGATTGCGATGCCTCCCGATGGAATATCGCCGGGCCGCGGCGTCGGAAGCGGCACATTACCGACGGGATATGCCGTCGGCTGGCTGACGGACATCTCCGGAGCTGCTGGTGCAGAAGCCGGCTGCCGGGCAAACGCTCTCTCCATCGTTGGATTGACGGTCGAGCCGGGCTGCGGCCAGCCGGCAAATCCACCAGGCTGATAGGCCTGCTGTTGCTGCAGCGATTCCAGCAAGTCAGTGAGACCGCGGCCACCTTGGTATTGCTGCGGTTCGAAATAATCATCAAAGAAAGCCATCAACTCACCTCGCCCATTTCTCGAGAGCGTTCGGTCGCGGCGCGATAGTCTACGGCCTTGTAGCCGTTGATCTCGATCACCGCCTCGGGCATCGTCCGTTCCACATCCTGGGCGAGCAGTCCGATGTGGCAAGCCGGCGCTCCCTTGTACCGATAGCGGTACACAGGCGTGCCATCGAACAGCGCCCCTACCGCGACGATATCTTCCTTCAACCGCATATCCGACGGCTGGAACTTGATAAGGCTGCCGATGCCACCGGCAAGCGTGCTGAATTGCTGTGCGCCAGACATCTGCTGCGTCCCGGTCGTCGTGCCCGTCGACTGCGATCCCAGTCCCGCGATCGGCACACCGATTTGCGCCAGCAGGCTGAGCGCCTGCACGGGAATGCCGCGGCGCTGCGCTTCCGCGGCGAGCGTCGCGTTGGCTCCATAGTTCTGTGCGTCCAGGGCGGATTGAGCGGCCGTAACGCCCTGCCCTTGATTGGCCAGGTAGTTTTGCTGCATGCCCGCTAGCGTATTGGCCGTCGTATTGCCGGCGTTATAGAGGGCATTGACCGCGTTGATCTGACTGTTGACGTCCTGATTGTACTGCGCGGCGATGACCGGTGCCTGGCCGGCCGCGACACCGCGGGCATAGGCCATCTGGTTGGCGCCGCTGAGGTCGCGCCCGGCAGCGGCGAACTGCGAGTTGACGCTGTCGGCAACATCGGTCTGGATCTGCGCGAGCTGGGCGGCCAGCGCGGGGTTATTGCCGATCATGCTGCCCGAAGCGTATGGCTGCAGCCGGTTGGTGAACGTGTCGAGATTCGACTGCACATTCCCGGCCTGCGCATTGGCGCTGCCGCCATTGAGCAACGACTGCGCGTAGCCGCCGATCTGCCCGGCATACGGGTTACCCTTGGCGGCGTTCTGCGAAAGCCGGTCAAGCGCGCCGGTCTCTGCGCCGGTCAGTCTGGTGTTGTTCAGACCGGTGCCAATCTGCCCGAGGATAGCCTGCAGCATCGGCTGCGCCGCCGCCCAAGGGGCGGTCTGCGACTGTTGTGTCTGCGTCGAGGATGATTCTCCACCCATCTGGCGTGTTTCCTTTGGTTAGTGAAGATCGATTGCGGGGAACGATGAACAGGCAGCATCAGTCATCGCGGTTCGCCAAACGTGGCCGTGATGTTGTCAAGCTTGGAGACGCGAGAAAGCGCGCGATGCGCTAGTCTGGAAAATGAATTGGCGGCTGAATGGACCGGAATTTCATTGGCTTGCCGCCGACAAGACCAAGCAAGCGATGTGCACCTAAAGCCTCGTTCACGTCGTTCAAGCGCGCATTTCCTGCATCGACGACAGGCTCATCCGATACTCGGCTTTGCCTATTGTTGATCAGAGCAATCAGCCAACTCCTGAGATCGGGCCGTGAGTTACTTGTCACGACAACTGGCGCTCTATTCGGATAAGGGCTGTAGTTCGGATCGTTATATGGATTGTCAGCCGGAGGATCGACATCGTGTGGCGAAGGAATGGGTAGCCAACTTGGCCAAGTTGACGGTCGATCCGGAAACATAAAATCATCACGCCTTGGTGGACGCGAATCGCGCCAAGGATCGTCCCCGTTGGGGGAAGGAAGTAATGGATACAGTGGGCTTCGCTCCTTGGCGCGTTCCTCAAGTATCCGCTTGAGTTGTCTTGGGTTTGTTGCAGAGAAGTGATGAGGGTCTCTGAAGGTATCTGTCACGTGGTCCTCTCGCGGTTAAGAAACGAGGCATGAAATGCGGCGTCAAAGCTCTGCACCCGCTGCGCAAAAGGTGATCGCGGGCTAACGGCCATCAGTGTGGAAGGGGCGCAGCCGCGCCATCGAACGCGACGGTACAGCGGCTAAGGGTCGTAAAGGACGCGTATCGCGCCAAGCCCTAGAGCCAAGTAATTTACTTCCTCTTGGCTTTCCGGGTAAGCCTCATAGACAACCTTGGTTCGGATCGCGCGCGCATAGTATCTCGGATTCCAGGTCCAGAACAGATTGACGGGATACTCTCTGCTTTCGAAAAACAGACGCAGCAATTGCCTCCTCATCTCAGCACTCTGCGGCGGCATCTCAAGGTAAGGGTCTATGATCCGATCCTTGTAAAACAGATAATCGACATTGCTCGGATACCTGTATCTGTATTTGTAATATTTGTACCCGTAAACGGGGTCATGCGAAGCGTCCGAGCACGGTACTTTTTCGAGGCGGTCGGGCCCACGGTCAAGTGCTGAGGCAACGATAGGACAAAGGTTGGGACTGGTGTCGTGATGCCAGGCAACGAGCGACTTCTTCAGCACGAAGGTCTGCGCGGATGCAAAAAGGAGAAAGCTCGCACACGCTGACAAGCAGTAGTCGTAGACGACCACGATCACCTCACGCTCTCTTAGAAGTTCGGCCAGGGCAAGCGCAGTTCGTCCGGAACCGCCCATGCTGCGGACCACAAACGTGCCTGCCTTTGCGAGGCCGCGCGCTTCAGAAATGTCCATGTTCCGCTCAATATCACCGTCGAAGCAGAGTAACCGCTTATCCCGTGAGAGCGCGAAAGGCCGTTTGACATTGCCACTGCAATATTCGGCTGCTCGCCTAAAGCGGGTAAAATCCGCTTCTTGCGATTGCGAGATTTGTGAAGCGCAACAAATGGTGAAGACGATGCTGATTGCCGAGAACCACTTCGTGGCAAATCCCCATTTCGCGGCCCTTTGCCGTCCGTCAGTCGGTCTTGCAGTATTCTCGGTCATTCAAATCGACCTTACCCGCATGGTTATGATTTCAGATTCATGCTCAAAAGGACGCCACAATTTGACAGATACAGACGCGCCCTGACCTGCCGTCGTTCGTCTCACCCTCCAGATTCACCTCCCAAGCAATGATGCCCCACCAGCTTCTGCTTCGCTTGGCTTCGCCTGCAATGAGTGCTGGTGATTGGATGCATACTGCTCCCAGCTCAAGGCAACTGATGCAGAAATCGGCTCATCTTCAATGCTTGTGTAGCTCGACTGAGAATCGGTTCTCCAGCGTCGAAACCCATCGGCCAAAAAAGCGACCTATCGGTATTTCCGAGTGCCGCGGCAGCCATTCCCAGATTCCGGCCTAAGTCATACACCACGCAGCATCCTCTCGAGAAGCGGTCGTTCCGCAAGTCTCAGCATCCGAGCGCCCAAACCCGACGCGCCCAAGGCCATTGGCCATGCCGCCAGCGACGTCTACCACGGCTGACGCTCCTTCCAGACATGCATCACTCCGCATCCTCGGGGGGACTCCCATTCGGGAGGTTCGGTTCGCCAAACGTGGCCGTGATGTTGTCAAGCTTGGAGACGCGAGAAAGCCCGCGATGCTAGTATCGAAAATGAATTGGCGGCTGAACGGACCAGAATTTCATTGGCTTGCCGCTAACGAGCCCAAGGCACCGGTCATTGAGTTCGGCGCTCGGATTGGGTCCGCCTGCCCCTTGCTGCGCTTCATTTTGGAGCATCACATCCTGAAGCAGGCCAAGCAGACCGCCTGCATCTCCAATCGGCATTCGCCCGGCCAGAGAATTCGACGCCGGAGGCTGCAATGGCATCTGGTGTTGTAACAGTCCAGGCACCGGCGGTTGTTGCGTCGGAGGCAGCCAAGGGTCAACCCACCAAGGGAAGCCGGGTACGACAGGGACTACGGGTACGTCCTGATTTTCGGGTTGGACAGGGGTCGGCCAATTGGGAAACTCCGGAGGCTGCCAGCCCTTCAACAAGTCGATAGCCTGTGTCCCGTCGCTCCCGTAATTGGGCACCCAATCATAAGAATCATCCTTGAATGGAGCGGTCATGCAGTTTCCCTCGGTGTCTTGTTGAGATGGGCTGGCGCGAGCACGTCCGGAAGGCCGGGCGCGGCCTTACAGGAGGCCGCTTACTGCGCCAGCTAGTGACGACTTGCCGGAAAACTCGGTCGCGTTTGCTTATGGATCGTAGATGACGGGGTATTGCACCTCAAGCCGCTCCAGGATGGCATCAACCTCGTCCTGGCTTTGCGGATACGCCTCGTAAAGAATTTTCGTCCTGAGTTCGCTGGCAGAGTACCGCGGATTCCAGGTCCAGAACAGATCGACCGGGTACCTGCCCGTTTCGTCAAACCTACGCTTCAGGATTCTGCGTACCACTACACTTTCCGGTGGTTCTACGAACGTACGAAGAAGCACTCTCCTGGCATAGAACTTCCCTTTACGTGCAAGGAGAGGATCTCCGAAAGGAGGATGCAAAGGAGACGCGCAATCGCCAGCTACAAAGCGTGGCGCGCTGCGATCATTCGTTTCCAAAAACTTGAAGCAATCGTTTGGTCCGCTTCTCAGATTGGTCCAGGCAACAAGGGCGTTCTTCGGGACGATCGCTTCCGCCGAGGCAATGAGGAGAAAGCTGGCGCAGGCGGCAAAGCAATAGTCACGAACGACGACGGTGGCGCGCCTGGCTTCCAGTATCTCGGCGAGCTTGATCATGGCTGCGACATCGCCGCCGAGGCCGCGCACCACAAAATGCCCATCCGGCTTGAGATCCAACGCAGGCGAGACGTCGGCCTCATGAAACAGCAGGCCGTCGAGACAAAGAACCTTCTTGTCGTCCCGAAGCGCCAGCGGACGCGTCACAGATCCACTGCAAAAGGCAAGAGCGTTCGTGTAGCTCGCTTTCGCGACATCCGGCACTTGTGCGCACAAAGATTCACCGCCGCAGCAGAGAAAAGCGAGTACGCAGAGAATGGCAAATCGTGCGACTCGAACAATGCGCTGACAATCAATGCGCGACATTACGATACGCTCAGTTCTCGTAATTGGCGGACCACCGGCAAGTGCCTCCGTTATCGCAAAAGTTGCAGTTGCCATGCTGGAACAAACAGGGAACAATGTCAACTGCAACGCAGGGTATCTTCGCTGCCTTATCGAAAGGCCTCGAATCCTGCCTTATATTGAAGTCGATGATCGGAATTGACACCGCCCGATGTCTACGGGGGCGCTATCTGAAGATTTACTTGGTCGGATCGCGCTAGATCCTTCCGGCAACGATCGGTTTTATCTCTGGCACCGAGCTTCTTTGAGAACGATGGTGAGACATGGCTGACGAAGAACGTCCCCGCAGGTCAGGATGGGAGGTGCCATGGGACTACATCGTTGAGGCGACAGTCGGGTGTGTACTGATAGTCGGCGCGCATTGGGTATCGTCCCTTCTTGGGGAGGAGTGGCATTTTCTGCACTACTTGACATACGCTGTTGTGATCTTGCTCGCTTGTTGCGCCGGCGCGGCAGTCATAGCGATCGAGTACAATCACCGCAGACCCCACCCTAAACCGGTCGAAAAGCCTCGCCCCTCGTCAGGACAGGGTGCCGTTGTTGAAATGATAGTCGTCCTCGTGTTGATGGGAAGCGGTAGCTTGTATTTGGCATCGCTCATCTTCGAGAAACGATCGCTTCTCGCCTGCTTTCTAATATTGGTTGGCCTGATCTTGTTCGGAGTAGGCGCAATTGGACTTTCCCGATGGTCCCGTCAGATCCCGCCTTGAGGCGATTGGACGCACACTGCAACCACATCAGGGCAACCGAGGCAGATATCGACTTTTAATGGGTCCGAAGGCACCAGCAATCATGGGCCAACCGATCCACTTGTCAGTATTACCGCGCGCCGCGGCATCCATTCCCCAGATTCCGGCCCGGGTCAAAGCACCTCGCAACATCATTTCCAGAAGCGGCCCCTCCGTCAGCCCTAACATTTTCGCGCCGGTCGGCATCTTGCCTAAGGGCCCGAACAAGCTCATGCCACCAAGGAAGCTTGCCAGCGCGTTGATCGCCGGATGCTCCTTCGCAAATCGGGCGTCGATATCGTTCTGGCCCCGAAGAGCATGTTCGTATCGCTGGGGAAACGACTGTTCGGTCAACTGATTCTCCGGATTAAGAAAAGGATTCAGAACCGGCGCCAAACCGGCTTCCAACGCCGCCTCAATCTTGTTGTTAAAGGCGCCGGTGATCGGAAATCCATTCGCATAGGCCCTTAGGGCGCCGTTTATCGGATTCACCGTTTCCGGAGCATTTGCGGCGGCGGCACGATTGGGGCTTCTGACGCCGCAAGCCAGTCGCACTGCGGCCACCTCCCTCGCCAGTTGTGCCTGATCGGGCTCGGACGATGAAGCGGCCGACTCAGTCCGCGCGACCGGTGATACCGAACTGGCGCTTGGGGCTCGTGAGAGCTGTCGGAAGTTCGGATTCCTCGGAACGAACGGCGCCTGCTCGTCTTCCGTTGGAATTTGGCTATATTGGCTCTGCTCCGCCTGCAGTGCGAGCAATCTGCCAAGCAAGCCGCCTTGCGGAGCGCGGTAGCTCGCGGGGTCAAATTCAAATCTGCCATTCGGCGATGTGCCGATATCAGGACTCGGTTGAGCTTGCGGGAGGAGCGCTTGCAGTCTGCCCAACAAGCCACCGGTTCCATATGAGTTCGGATCGAATTCGTACGCGTTACGAAAGTTTACTCCGGTCATCGGCTCATTTCTTTATCCAAAATGACGTGTCTCTGCTCATATCCATCCAGCGCACGCAGCCATCCCTTGCGACCGTAGATGCGGACGCAGTTGCAGCCTTCGTTCCTGGCGAATTCTTCAATGTGCGCGATCAAACCCAGCCATCGCGGCATGTCCTTGCCCGCGCACGCAGTGATCACGCACACCTTTTCGGCATCAGTCTGTTGCAGGCGCGTCGAGGCCGCAGCGAGAATTGCGATCTTGCTCCCCTCACCCTCCACGGCGAGCCAGAGCAAGGCGTTGCCGCAAAGAATCTCCCGCTCGACGTCGCAAAATGCTGAGAGGCCGGTGCGCGCTATCGCGCGGCTCAATAGTGGTTCGGCAAGCGGCCAGATCTCGTGAACCCGTACGGGGTCGACGCAGATCAGCTCAGCCGAGGATGGCATAGAAAAATGTGCGTCCCGCCGTCGCGCTATTCGCGTGCGTGATGGTGAACGAGCCATTGGCCACGGCGCTTACATACATCGTGCCGTTGCTGAGCTCGATCGCGGCGCTCGTTGTTGCCGGCGTCAGGATCGGCGTCGAGCCGGCCGCGCAGTTCGGCATCGATACGGTCGTCGTCGACGTCCCGGTCGATAGCGTCACGCTGCCGACTGCATTCGAGCGCCCGGCAGCGAGTTGCTGGATGGCAAGCACGATCTTCTTCAGGTCGGTCTCGGCGATTCCGGGTGCATAGGCCGTCATAGCGTTCCACTCGCAGCCAGGTCCGGCACCACGCCGGCGCAGAAGGACCAGGACGTTGCGGCGGGAATGCGCACCCTGAACCGGGAATAGCGCGTATCGCGCATCAGGTCGCAGCGGCCTGTTCTGGGATTAACGAGCACTTCACCACCTGCGTCCGCAGTCGCGGACGGGGTGTCGCGATAAGAGACAGACCCATACAAGGTTGCCGCGTCGGTAACTGGACGAAACCCGCGGATGGTGATGCGATTGTCGTCCATTCCCTGCTCCGCGCTCTCGATGGTCGCCTCCAGGCTCGTGCCGCGAAAGAAGCCGAGCGCATGAGAGGCGCTGAACTGCGCGATCTCCGGCTGAACAGCAGTTGCGTAGGCATCCAGGCTCAGCATCAACGCGTCCAGAGAGCCGGAAATGCTGTCGAGATTTTCCAGCGTTAGTCCGGTCTGGGAAATCCCGAGCAGGAATTCACCGGAAACCGACACTGGAAAGAAGCGGTCGAGCAGGAAATCATATCCCAGCAATTTGTCGTAGGTGCCTACGGCGCCGGAAGCGGATTTGTAGGCCCAGTAGACCCGCGTGCTTCGCGGATCGGCCGCGCCCATGAACAGCTGTAGATTGCCCTTGTCGAGATCGGCGAGGAAGGTCCGGTCGACCTTCTCGCGTCCGATCTGCTCGGGCACGCCGCCCGGCTCGATCTTGTGAAAACCCTGTCCGGCGTAGAAGAAAATCCGTTCTCCAGCTCGGATGATCGAATATGGCGCATACAATCCCTTATCCTGGGTGATGCGATCGATCTGGAAGATGATCGGCGATCCCGGCACATAGGACATGCGCCGGATCGCCTGGTCCTGGAAGATAACGCCGGACTCGCCGCCGGCGACACCGCGCACGATGCCGCCGTCCGGAAAATCCTGGAAGTCCGATGAGCTGATGCCACTGGTCCAACTCGTGGGTGCATTGAAGCTGTTCAGTCCGGACCACTGGATCCGATACGGCGTCGACAGCAAACCAGACAGCACCAGGAAGCGCCCGACAACGCTGATATAAGCGGCTTGCGGCGGTGATCCGGCAGCATCGGCAAACGCACTCGAGGAGGAGAGATCGAAGACCTGCAGAACAGTATTGGCCTGCGTCGCAAAGACGAAATTTCCGGTCTGTGCGAACTGCCATTGCGCGTTCGAAGACAGCGCAGGATAAGTTGCCCCACCCTTGGACACGTCCGTCCAGGTGAAATCGGTGTTGTTGAGCTTGTAAAGCTTGTCGCTGGTACCGGCAAAAGTGATTACAGTCCCGTCGAACTTCAGTGCATAGAATGCACCGCGACACGGCGCCGGCAACACAGCCGTGTAGGCCGAGAACGAGGGAAACGGGCCGTATCCGTCACCGCGCGGAATCACATTCAGGATGTTGCGGGTAGCTTGCCCCTCATAGTCGCTGACGTCGGGGCGATAATCTCCAATGGCAAGTAGCGGCATTATTCTGCGTCCCAGGTCTTGGGTTGTTTGACGGCGGGCGTCCAGTTCTCGGCCTGCTTCGCCGCGAGCGACCAGGATGCCAGCGAAACCGCATCCGGTATCCAGGCACTGCTTTCAGTTGGACTGTGAGTCCATCCATCTGCATCGAAGGGGCGCGGAAACCAGGCTTCGAAATCTCGTGCGAACAGGGCACTACTTCCCGTCACATCAAGATCGCCATTAGCAGAGAGCATCAGAACGCCGAGCGGCGCGATATTCGCGGTTGCGGCATACGTACCAGATCCTGACAGCAACCGTGTCACCAGCGCAGCGGCTCCGCCGACAGCCGTGTGGCCGCCCGGACTTCCATTGATCGCCACTCGGAATGCCGCAGTAGTCGGGTTGATGGAGTAAGCGCCGATTGCACCAACCAGGCGGTCACCGAATCCGGTGAGGTTACTGCCGGCCGCCGCAAGCATGGCAACATCGCACTCATGGAGCAGCGCAAATCTTGCTGCCACGCCCGAGGACGCGAAGCTTCCCGTTGCACCGCCAAGCGTGATCGTGATCGGCCCCGATGTTGCGAAGCGCTTCCTGCGCGGAGGCAGCGCGACCCTTCGCCTGAAGACATACGGCATCGGACTACGGCAGCTCCCGCCACGCGAACGTGCCGCTCACAATTGTGGATGCGGGTGTGCCCGGGATGTCGAGGACGAGCGCCTCGCCGGCCTGGATCACGTCGCGATCTTCCGGCGCCGGCAAATACTGGAAAGGCATAAGGACGTTCCATTGGAATGCGCCGAGCGTTGCAGCGGAGCCCGACGTCGTGGCTTGCGTGGTGTCGTTGCTTCGCGCCGTCGCGGTCGCGGCTTTTGTGTCACCGGAATCGGCGGAGTTCGCCGTCAGCGACGAGCCGCCCGAACCCACCGTGACGGTGGCCGGCAGCCGCTTCAAGCGAAGCCGAATTTCAGCCGGTGCCGTGACGTTGCCGGCCGACAGGTCGATTTGATGCAATTCAATTCCGTTCGCCGCACCGGCCTTGAGATAGAACAAATCTTGAATGGCCGAGACCGTGACGTTTTCAAACGCCGCTTTGTAGACGCGTTGCCCCATCTTCTACCTCCTAAGATAAACTCGTTTCCGAACGCCTGGCGCAAAGACGAAAGGTGTGTAGGTGACTACGATGCGGCCTATTGCAGGAGAGGCACCGAGGCCGGGTGTGTAGGAGCCTGCACCGCCGCCACCGCCACCGCCAGCAGGGTTACCTGGCTGCCCGTGACCTGCAAAGTCAGGCCAAGCTGGGACACCGCCTGCGCCGCCATTGCCACCGTAAGGTCCCGCGGCCTTACCTCCAGCGCCACCGTTACCGGGAATAGCGTTGAAGGTGTCGCCGATGCCGCCGGAAGAGCCGTTGTTGCCGCTTATCTTGGTGTCACCTGTGCTTGCCGCTGCTGTGCCTCCCGATTGGCCAGATGCCGAAGCGGCGATGCAAATGCCCCCGAAGTTGGTCGGAGAGCCTATGGCAACCGTTGTAGAGATAGACGCGCCGGGTGTTACCGGAACGTTGTCCTTGCGGGCATACGCGCCGCCCCCGCCCCCGTAGCCACCATTCATAGTGGTGGCATTGCCGTTGGCACCGCCGGCACCTGATCCAGTGCATTCAACCCTATCAATCAGAACGCAGTCAGCCGGGACGGTCCAGCTTGTGCCGGAGTTGAGTACGATGGTCGGCATTGATCACGCCTCGATCCCGTGGTGATGATCGGCGTCACGCGTCCAAACGCCAAAACAATCAAAAAATATTTGTCTATCCATTGCGGCGACCGATCATCATTGGATCGTCAGAACGCCGTTCACCTGGTCAAGATCAACCGTGAACGTATTGCCGTTGGTGAGCGTCAGAGGCGTGCCGTAATCCCACCAACCGATGAGCGGCTTGGTCGGCGACGTGAAATTGTAGAGCACGGCATACTGGAACGGCCCGATTGAGCCGCCCGCCGCCGTCCATGCCGGATCGGTGCCGCCAACAAACTTGAACGTGCCGGACGTTTGCGAGCCCGCGATGGTTCCGATCGATACGCCGCCGGCGGTATAGCCGCTTGCGGTCGCAAGGTCTGCCGGCGTGTTGTAGATCGTATTGGCCGCGACGGGCGCCGCATTGGTGAGGTAGACTTTGTAAACGTGCGTCGTGCCCGTCTTCATGTCGTGCAGCGCATTGGCAATATCCTGCACGAAGCAATTGAACTTGTTGAATCCCGCCATTGTATCCTCGCTAGATCACCTGGCCGAAGACGCGAACTGTCATCGGTCCGGAATTGAAAGTGGATGTCAGCCCGAGATTGTTGAGGTCGTTGAGTGCCGCAGTGAAGCCAAGGCCCCAGGTCTGGATACGGCCGTCTTCCTTGATGTACGGCGCCGATTCCAGCAGTGCGCCGTAGAGATAGAGATCCGGCGCAAGCGTCAGCAGCCAGTTCGGATCGTTTTCGGCAAGCGGCGGAATATTCCGCCGATACACCATTTCGATCGTATAGGCGGCGTCCGGCGTCGGCGCGATCTCGAGTTCGTCGCCGAACACCGTGAAGTAACGCGGCCGGCCGCTGACGTTGGACGTCTCGAACCGATACTCGTCGATCTGCCCGCCTGATTTGAACTCGAGCGCCGGCTTTCCCGTGACGCTCGACAGGCGAACCCGGCGCATCGACTGAAAATCGGACGGCAGCGAAATGAATTCCGGCTCGCTGGAAGCCAGATTGACCAGCGCAGTCGCGCGCTGCTCCATCTGCCTGACGAAAAGCTGGCGGTTGAACTTCGCCTCCGCAAGCTGGATGAACGTCGGGATTCGCGCGATCAGCGTCGCGTCCTGGTCTCTCGCCAGATATTCCGTCACCGCCGATTGCAGCGACGCGTAGTCGACAATTTGCGTCATATCAGCTCCGCTGACCAGCCGGCCTGCAGCCTCGGCCGGTCGGTTCGCAAATAGGCCCATTCTGGATCGTCGAGCTTTTTCTGCACGATCAGATCGAACTCCGGCGTAAACATCCGCAAGCCGGTGTTGCCCCGCGCATGCTCCTCATGCAGCCATCGGACGTAGATGACGTTCGGAATGCGCGCGACGTGACGGCCCCATTCGGAGCGTTGTTCCTCGCGGCGAGCCTCCCTGTTCCATCGCAGGATCGGCTCGACGTCCTGCACATGCTCGATCGCAAGATCCCGGCCGTTGCTGTCAAGATGTGGCCGAACCAGAACGCCATCCATCACGACATCTCCGTGACCCACAGCGTGCCGGCCGTTGCCGTGACCAGCCCGTTGGCGGCGGCCTTGATGGCCGAGATGCGCTGGCCCGGGCTGACGATGACATATTCGATGACATTGGCCGGCAGGAAGTTGTCGGCATTGCTCGCGGTCTGCGCGCCATCGCCGATGCGGTAGCAGCAGGCCGCATTCGAGACCAGGCGCAGTTGATAGGTCTCCGAGCCAAACGCGTTAACAATAGCGGCGCTTGAATCGAAGGCGATGGTCTGGGTCACGCCGGTGCGCGAAGCGTGTTGTTTGGGGAAGAACGACATCTTAGGCGGCCCTCACGGCGATGGAGAAATGCATGGAAATAGCGGAGCCGGACGCGCCTGACGGCGTCAGGACGATGACGTCGTCTTCGTTCAGGTAAGCCGGCGAAGGCGGCGTGGCCGAGAACAGCTGACCTGCGGCAGAGCCGGACTGCGTCACGGTGAGTGTGGCGAGCGTAGTGGAGTTGGTCGATACCGTGACGGTCGCGTCGGCGGAGGTGATGGCTCCGCCGAGTATCCCGGTTGCCTTCAACAGGCGGCAGCGGAACGGCACGCGGATATAGGCGGCGACGGGCGATGCGCCACAGGAGGGTGTATAGGCCGTGAGGTCGATAGTGGTAAGCGTATGATGGCCGGGAAGCGGCATTGTCTGATCTCCAAAGAAAAAGGGCGGCCCGAAGGCCGCCCCGGATGCAGGTTGACGAAGAAGCTTCAGGACGAGGTGTTGTCGAACACGCCGCCGGAGGCCTTCTCGTTGCGGGCGACGAGCGCGTATTCCGCCAGGATCTGGCAACGATCGGAGTCGCCGGTCTTGGCCAGCGGAATCGAGATCATGTTGCGCCCGTTGAGGTACGCCACCGCCCACTTGTCCATTTCCAGCACGAGCACGTCGCGCGGGCGCTGGAAGCGGTTGGCGACTACTTTCAACTTGCCGAAGTCGGACTCGTAGGCGTCAACGGAGGCGACGATCTTCTTCGATTTCGCCTCCTCGATCGCGGTTGCGCGGCCCGTGAAGGTCGAGAACACCTGCTTGTTGAAGGCGCCGGTCATGATCGTGCCGGGCTTGCCGCCATTGCTCCAGATCGATGAAAGCACCGACTTGAGCCGCGCCTCGGTAAACGCGATCGGCGTCCCATCTGTTCGGGTGCCGGTGCCATCGGCCGCGGCAGGATCGGCGGCACCGCCGGCGGTGCCCTTCGACGTGCTCGAGACGATCCACGACAGCACCGACGCCGTCTTGCGCGGCGTCGAAGTGTCGCCGACCACCTTGGCCTGGTTGGTGCCGACCAAGATGGTCTCGATGTCGCGCTTCAGCTCAAGCCCCTTGAGCATTTCCTGATAGGCAAGCTCGTTGTCGCGGCCGGCGTGATCGACTGCCTGCTGCGTGCCGGAGACGCGTGCGACCTTGTAGGATATCTGGCAGAGATTGCCGAGCCGCACGGTCGGCGTGGTGGCAGTCGTCGTGGGGTCGTCGCCTTCGAGCTGCGCGTTGGCGCTGGACGCCGGCGCCAGCGCCTGCGTCTGCCATTCATGATTGACTGCGGTCGCCTTTTCCTTCTCGGCGGCGCTCATGAAAGGCGTGTCGGTCGGGTCGATGCGATAGATCATGTCCGAGAGATCTTCGCGGTTGCCGACCGCCTGGTAGGTGACAAAGGTAGAAGCCGGTAAGGCCATGGTTTGCTTTCCTGATGTGAGCCCGATACCCACGGCGATCGCCGGGGGTCACATGACGATATCGGGACCGGGTGGAGTGGAAGTCGGCGTCACAAGTGTGCGATTGCGCGGGAGCATGGCTTCCGGTTCGCCTTGGTCGGACGTAGTTGCCGGGAGCCTGCACGAACACAGGGGCGGCGCTGGCTAGAGCCAGTATGATTTACCGCAGGCCGGCAATACCGGCCGCGGCGACTGATCGTACGAAGGTAGCGTCGAGGGCGCGCCTACGCACCCTTCTTCACAATCTGAAACCCGTTGGCTTCAAGCTCAGCCAACACCACCTTGGTCAGGTGCGCGCTTTCTTCCGGCTGGATCCAGTGATCGTGCGATGCCGGATCATCTTCCCTGGGATATTTGACGAAAGCGGAATGAATGGCTTCGTAAATGATTTTTCTTGGATCGGTCATGGGCTTTCCTGCTCCGAGCAAGACATACCATGGTTCCATCCACTATTGCGAGATCGCTCTCCCGCGGGAAACTACAGAATCCCGAACCGCTTCCTCCGCTCCGCAGTCCGCGCAAGCTCTGCGAGTTCTGCCTGCGCCAGCCTTCCATTGGCGACGGCGGCATTCAGATGATCGCGCACCTTGCCGACGATGTTGATGGCGAGAAACAGCTTTTCGCGGCCCTGCACGTCGTCGATCATGGTGGAGCGCCAGGCTGATGCGTAGTCATCTTCCAGGGTCTTGAATGCTTCGGTCAGCAGCTCGTTGTTGAGCAATTCCTGCGCTTGCAACGCCTTGGTGGAGGCGGCATTGAGGTGGTTCTCGTCGGTCATGGCGTCCTTTCTTGATACTTGTCCGGTGACCTGCCGTGTCGCGCCAGGCAGCAACCGGCGCCGGCTCGGGCCGCTGCGGCAGCGTTCGTCTCGTGCTCTGCGGGATTGGGACCGGCACCAATGGCCGGCGCACCTGTATTAGGCTGATCGGCTCTCCCTCCCGGCTGTTGCAGCGGGTTATCCGGCAGCCGGTAAACCGAGCGCGGGTTCGACGACCTTCATTTCGGTATGCGCCCGATAAGGGGGCTGCTTGCTGACCTTAACGCCCGCTTCGATGGCCTTCGCCATCAATCGTTTCCTCTCCGGTAACCGTTAGGAAACAGGCAGGGGAGACAATTATGCAGCGCTTGCCATACGCCCTTAATAATCGGCATCGAGGCATCCTCCGGATCACAAGGGTATCCACACGCCGCGAGTATCAATTTTTCATTGCCTCGCCGAAGTCCGTACCGATTGCGTATCAACGTTCCAAGACCGAGATGCAGCGAAGCAATTATATCCTCCTTTTTCGTGAACATGATCATGAGCTTTTCGGACAAAGGAAGTCGCGGCAGCAGATCATCTACAGCTCCCTGTATTGTTACGGGCCAATTTTCCGGGCCAAGGTGTTCCCCATGGATTTCAGGTTCTGCGGCCACAATCCACACGAATGTTGCAACGACCGCTATGAGGATCAAAAGGCCACTTCGTACGTATTTCATTTGGCAGCTCCTCGATGGTCCGTCATTTACCCTCCGAGCACCGGTGAACTCCTCAACCTCCAGCAGCTTCAGCGCGACTGATTGCTCCCGGGGAAATTTTGAGGTTGTGCAGGAGGCCTCTTAAAAGAGCCGTTCGTGCGACCGATGAGAGAGACGTCGCCTTGAGATGGTTGGGCTGGAATCGGCACATATTTGTAAATGGTACCGCTAGGCGTTCCTAGATAACCAGGTGCTCCTTCATCATCACTAAGTCCTTTGTCTCCAAGAGAATACTCCTCATCACGCACGGGGTCAGTCCCGGGAGCGTGGGTATGATATGTTCCTGCATTCACACCTAGCGAGTGGAGCAACAGCCCTGGCCTGCTGCCCGGCCTGGATGAAAATGCGTTACCCTCTTTTGGCGGCGTATATGAATAATCGCCAAGGCCGAGCCATTTTTTATAGACGCGCCCAGCGTACTCTAGTCCGGAGCGCTGCGAGGGTGGGTAGGCATCCTGCAATGCGGCAATGGCCGCTGCATCGGCCGTTGGATAGCTGTCTCCCGCCGCCGCCAAGACGAGCGGGCGCGATCGGTTAGAGGTAGCTTCATCGCCCATGTCCGCACCCGCATTGGGTGGGCCGGCGTCAGTCGCGCGCGGTTGAGTCGGCATCTGCTGAGCCGTGCCATCTGCGCTGAACGGATCATGGTCAACCGGAACGAGCGAGACGTCGGAAAAATCCGGCTGATGGTCAACAGGGACCAGGGAAAAATCATGCATGATGAACCACCAGCAGATATTTGCCGAGCCGTTTCGGGTCCTCGACATAGTGGTGGCCATCCTTCGCCTTCCGCGCCCCGGGCGGATATGAACGTGGCGACTTGCGCGCTTCGGTCACGACCTTCAGATGTGCATCAAACACCTTCATCTGTGCATCGATCTCCGCCTTGATCTTCGCAAGCTCGATCTCGGCCTGGGCCTTGATCTGCTGATGGATGGCATCATTCTGTGCGCGCTGCTGCTCGATCTGCGCCTTGTGTGCGGCGGCGACCTGGTCGACCTGCGCCCTCGCCTGCAGCGAAAGCAGCCTCGGATCAGGCTGCGGCGATGGCGGCGCCGGCGGCGGATGCAGGAGTTGGCCGGTGCGCGGATCCATCGCGGTCGGATCGTTGAAGAAGCGGTCGGGGTTCTTGTGCCCCATGATCCGCGTCAGCTCGGCCGCGGTGTTGTAGAGCTCGCGATCGCCGACCAGATGGAGCTTGCCGCCCACCACCAGCTCTTTCTGGATATTGGCCAGCGCCATGGCCTGCGCGAACTGGGCGGCCTTGCCGCCGCTGCCGAGGCCGACATTGATGGTCATGTCGTCGCGGGTCTTCCAGTTGCGCGGGTCGACATCAACCCATGCATTGCGCAGTCGCACCGTCTGCAGCTGCTGGCCATGCTTGCGGATTGTGCCGTGCAACAGCGCAAAAATGTCGCGCACGCCTTCCGCCATGATCCGCGCGATCAGCTTGATGCGCATTTGCGAAGCGGAAAACACCTGGGCGACCGCCGTCGCCGACTGATTCTGCAGCGCGTTGGCATCGATGCCTTGCGATTGCCGGCTGAGCCCCGTGCGCACCTCGAGCTCGGCGTCGAGATACTGCATCATGGGATAGATCGAAGAGGTGATGTCGGGCACCACCTGCCAGTTCAGCCCGCCCGGCGTCTTGGTGCGCACGACCCCGCCGGGGCGCGACACCAGGAGATCGTCGAGTGTGTTGGGGCCGGCGTTGGCTTCCGACACCTCCACCCGCGGATTATTGTGCAAATAGAGATTGTCGAGCGCCGCGCGCTTGAGCGCCGTCTTCTCCCGCTGCAGCGGCATCACGAG